CCCACGCACGGAAAATCGTCCCCCTTCTACCTGGGAATCAGCAAATGGCAGGTGTGAAGGGCAAAAGCGGTGGTGCGCGGCCAAACTCTGGCGGCAAGCGGCCAGGTGCTGGGCGCAAGCCAAAGGCCAAGCCTGCCGAATCAGCAAATCCGCCCCCGGAGCCGGCAGGGGAGGCGCCGGCCGACCTCTCCAAGATGAACATGCTGGAGTTGCTGCAGGCTGTTGCGCTTGGCAAAGTGATGGCGACTGGCCTGCAGGTTCGGGCTGCCATTGCTGCGGTGCAGTACACGCACACCAAGCGCGGCGACGGCGGGAAGAAGGACGCGGCTGACGAGGCGGCCAGGAAGACGGCGGGGGCCGGCAAGTTCTCGGCCGCGCCGCCGCCCAAGCTGGCAGCGGTCGGCGGTAAGAAGGTCTGATGGGCGCCAGGCCCGGATGGTCGACGGCGTGCCCCGACTGGGCCGACCGTTTGAAGGCTGGCCGGTCCATCATCCCTGCGCCGATCTTCGCCAGCGAGGCTGAACGGGCGCTGGCGATCTTCAAGGAACTGCGTGTTGTTGACCTGCCGGGCCGGCCGACGTTCGGCGAGTGCGCCGACCAGTGGGTCTTCGACTTCGTGGCGGCAGTGTTCGGCGCCTATGACAGCGAGACCGGCCAGCAACTGATCCGCGAGTTCTACCTGCTGATCAGCAAGAAGAACACGAAATCGACCATCGCCGCCGGGATCATGCTGACGGCGCTGATCCTGTGCTGGCGCGAGGAAGAGGAGCACCTGATCCTGGCGCCGACCGTTGAGGTCGCGGGCAACTCGTTCAAGCCGGCCGCCGCCATGGTCCGAGCCGATGAAGAGCTGGCGGCAATGTTCCACGTGCAGGACCATGTGCGCACGATCACGCACCGGGTGACGCGCAACAGCCTGAAGGTGGTGGCGGCCGAGTCGGAGACGGTCTCCGGCAAGAAGTCTGGCAAGGTGCTGGTCGACGAGCACTGGCTGTTCGGCAAGCGCGCCGGCGCCGAGGCGATGTTCCTGGAGGCGCTTGGCGGCCAGGTGTCGCGCGATGAAGGCTGGGTGATCTTCCTGACCACGCAGTCGGACGAGGCGCCGGCGGGTGTGTTCAAGGAAAAGCTGGACTACTTCCGCAGCGTGCGCGACGGCAAGATCCTGGACCCCAGGTCGCTGGGCGTGCTGTACGAGTTCCCGGAAGCCATGATTGAGGCCAAGGCCTACATGGACCCGGCCAACTTCCACATCACGAACCCGAACCTGGGCCGATCGGTCAGCAGCCAGTGGCTGCAGGATCAGCTGCGCAAGCTGGAGTCGCGCACCGACGGGGCGTTCCAGCAGTTCCTGGCGAAGCACCTGAACATCCAGATCGGGCTGCGCCTGATGGCTGGTCGCTGGCCCGGGGCAGACCACTGGCAGGGGGCGGCCCGAGTGGCTTCGCTGCCAGAGCTGATCGAGTGCAGCGACGTGATCACGATGGGCATCGACGGCGGCGGCCTGGACGACTGGCTGGCCGCTTCAGCGCTTGGCCGCGACCGCGAGACGGGCTGCTGGCTGCATTGGGGCAGGGCGTGGGTGCACCCGGTGGCAATGGAGCGGCGCAAGGTTGAGGCGGCGCGGTGGGCTGACTTCATGACCCAGGGAGACCTGGTGCTGGTGGAGCGCATCGGCCAGGACATTGATGGTGTCGTCGAGGTTGCCCGCGAGCTGGACGAAAGCGGCCTGTTGACCCAGGTCGGAGTGGACCCCATTGGGATCAGCGACATCGAGGCTGCCCTGATCGACATCGGCATCGACAAGGACGCCGAGGGCAAGGACCGCATCGTCGGCATCCCGCAGGGCTACAAGCTGAGCGGCACGATCAACACCGTTGCCCGGCGTCTGGTCGAGGGCAAGTTCGCCCACTGCGGCCAGCCGGTGATGGCGTGGACGGTCGGGAATGCCAAGGTGGAAGCCCGCGGCAACGCTGTGATCGTCACCAAACAAGCCGCTGGCGCCTGCAAGATCGACTTGCTGGTGTCGCTGTTCAACGCGGCCGCCCTCATGGCCCTGGCCCCCGAGCCAGATGTGTGCACCGACGACGAGGTGCTGGCCGCTTGAGCCAGCCGGGGAAAGCCATGAACGTGAAGCTCTTCAACGTGTGCCTGCTGCTTGGCTGGCTGATGGTGCTGGCCGGCGGGGTGGTGATCCACCCTGGCTGGGGCATTGCCATCGCTGGCGCGCTGCTGCTGGTTCTGACCCTGGCGTCGGCCTACCTGGCCGGCCTGCACGAAACCACCAAGGCCAGGACGGCCGCCGGCCAGACCGGCGAGGCGGCCTGATGTTCGTCACCCGGCTCTCGGCGTCGGCTGGCACGTCCGACCGCGGGCCCGGCAGCGACTTCTGGTTCATGCCGCTGCAGCGGCGCACCGCCTCCGGCATCGCCGTAGGCCCGAAGGAGGCGCTGGCGCTGAGCGCGGTCTACTCGTGCGTGAAGGTGCTGGCAGAGTCATTTGCGGTGATGCCGTTCCAGCTGTTCCGCAATCGGCCGGATGGCAACACGCGCAGCGAGGACCGGAATCACTGGCTCTATCGGTTGTTCGGCCGTCGACCGAACCGGTTCCAGAACCCCTACGAGTGGCGCCTGATGGTGCAAGGGCACCTGTCCCTGCGAGGCAACGCCTACAACCAGGTCAGCAGCAACGGCCGCGGCGAGATCACCGAGCTGCTTCCCCTGCACCCGGATCGCATGGCGGTCGAGATGGTCGACGGTGGCGACGACTACCGCTACGCCTACACCACCCAGAAAGGCCGCAAGGTCTACTACACCCGCGGCGAGATCTGGCACCTGCGCGGCTTGAGCGACGACGGGATCATGGGCCTCAGTCCGCTCGAACTGGGGCGCGAGTCCATCGGCGAGGGGCTGGCCATGCAGGCCTACTCCGCGCGCTTCTTCGGCAACGACGCCCGCCCGCCCGGCTGGATTGAGAACCCGGGCCAGTGGAAGGACGACGAGACCAAGCGGAAGTGGCGCGACAGCTGGCAGAAGCTGCACAGCGGCGCCAACCGCGGCAAGGTGGCCGTGCTGGAACGCGGCATGAAGTACCACGAGCTGGGGCTCAAGAACACCGACACCCAGTTCATCGAGGGGCGCGGCCTGAAGGTGGCGGACATCGCCCGCATGTTCCGAGTACCGCTGCACAAGATCGGCGACCTGTCGCGCTCGACGAACAACAACATCGAGCACCAGTCCATCGAGTTCTGGACGGACACGATGCTGCCGTTCGCCGAGCTGTGGGAAGCGAGCATCGAGTACAACCTGCTGGGCCAGGGCCTTCCCGGCGCAGATGACCTGCTGGAACCCGAGTTCGACATGGACCGGATGATGCGCGGCGATGCCCAGGCCCGTGCCGCCTACTACGCCAGCCGGTCGCAGTGGGGCAGCATGACGCCCAACGAGGTGCGCGAGCGTGAAGGCGATCAGCCTCTGCCGTGGCTGAACCACACCATGCGGCCGGTGAACATGGTGCGCGCCGACGAGACCGGCGACCGAATTGCGGCCCAGCCCGGCGGCCAGCAGCAGGGCGGGCAAGGCGGCAACGCCAGCCGCGCGCAGAACGTGGCAGCCGCCGGCGCTGCGATTGGCGGACGCTGGCGCCAGGTCGTCACCGGCAACGCCCAGCGCATGGCGCGTCGGCTGGCCGCCGGACAGTCGGTTTCGCCAGAGGTGCTGTCGGATGCACTCGGGTTGGATGTCCGCGCTGCAGCCGACTTCCTTGAGGTGGACCTGTCCGGCTTCACCGAGAACGAACTGGCCGCATCGCTGGCCGAACTTGCCCTGAAGGACACACCATGAAGCTGCCCTACTTCCTCGCCTACTGCCTGCGCACCCCGTGGGCCATGGATCCTTCGGCCATGGCGACGTATGCCGCCATCCTGGCCCGTGCCTACGGTGCGAAGGCGCTGGGGCCGGCAGCTGCAGACCACCGCGATGACACGCAGTACGACGCCAACGGCCAGGCGATGCCCAAGGCCGCCCGCGGAGACCAGCAGCGCGCCGGCGGCGGCAACATCGCCGTCATCCCGGTCTTCGGCCCCATCGTGCAGCGCGCCTCGCAGCTCGGCATGTGCGAGGCCGGCACGGGCGCCGAAGAGATCGGCGCAGCGCTTGATGCTGCCCTGGCCGATTCCTCGGTCAGCGACATCCTGATGCGTTTCGACACGCCTGGTGGTGCCGTCTTCGGCATCCAGGAGCTGGGCGACAAGATCCGCGCCGCCCGGTCGCAGAAGCCGGTGGTGGGCATCGCCGACAGCATGGCGGCATCGGCCGGCTACTGGCTGCTGTCGCAGTGCAGCGAGTCCTACCTCACGCCTGGCGGCATGGTCGGCAGCATCGGCGTCTACACCGCGCACCAGAGCATCGCCGACGCCCTGAAGAATGAGGGCGTGGCCATCACCCTGATCAGCGCCGGCAAGTACAAGACCGAGGGCAACCCCTTCGAGCCGCTGGGCGAAGAGGCGCGCGCCGAGACCCAGGCCATGGTCGACACCTACTACCGCGCCTTCACCAGCGCCGTCGCCAAGGGCCGCGGCGTGCCGGTTGACCAGGTGCGCAGCGACATGGGCGAAGGCCGCATGCTGCTGGCCGAAGCGGCCGTTCGGGCTGGCATGGTGGATGGCGTGCGCACCTTCGCCGAC